AGTCTGACTGGGGCCACTCCGAAGGTGATTCCTCCGAGGGCTGGGGTGCGGTCGATTCCCCACTTTGGTCCGCCTTCTCGAGGTGGTAGGTCCCCGTGTATAAATACAGCGGAGCCAGCGTCGAGTCGTGCTGGATGCCATGGAGAAAATCGTGCACGTAGTCCATGATTCGTGGCGGCAGCTTGAGCCCCAACTTGTTTTGCTCCTTGAGCATCGCTTCCACCGGCATTAAGCCCGGCCAACGCTTCAGGTTTTGGTGATCGTTCACTAAACGTGACAGCATCAGCAGATCGGATGGTCGCAATTTCAATTGTGCCAAATCGGAGGTCAGTTGCTGGTTTGCCTGGTAGCTTAGCACCCCGCTTTGCAGCAGGTGGCTTAGCATCAGCATCACTGATGACGCTAGGCGCCGATTGTGTAGAAGAGCCTTGTTGTTCAGCTCCTCCACGTCGACGCCTTTGGCGCCTTGATAGCTTGGCTGCGTTGGCAGTTGTTTCAGCAGCCACGCCGAGATCAGAACGTTGTACGTCTTTGGCAGTTGTGTCCGGTTGTCCAGCACTTCCTGGAGGGAAGAGCAGAGCATCGCCATACACTGCAGGGATCTCAACTTTAACTGGTCGGTTCTCGTCAGCCAGATTAACCCCAAAGAACTCGTCTCGTGTACTGACGCGATCGAGGCGGTTCCGGAGGGCTGAAATTTCTCCATCAGAGTAACCAGTTCGCTGGCATACAAGCTCAGAGGCTTGTCCGTCGTTGTCGAATTCGTTGTTGAATTTGCCATCGTCAAGAAAGGTTGCAAACCAATTGAAGTCTCGAAAAAGTTCAAAATGGCTGTCCCCTGCATGCATGTCGCGCTCTTCAGGCGTCAGGCGTTCGATCGTTAGACCCACAGTTTTGCATTCTGCGGGCCACAACTTTTGAACAGCCTTCGACCATTCACTGAGAACAGGGGTATTCGGATCAGTGATAACATAGCCCATGGCCTTTCGGGCAAGGACTAGTCCATCAGCGATCTGCACACTGCTGGTAGTAGCATACAACTTTCCGATCTGGCGGCCAACATCAATCATACTGGGGGGCGCGGTATCTCGCTGTCCCCATGCGTTCACGAACCATCGACCTAAGAAATCGACCGGTTGGCCTCGGGTAAGTACCTTGGCTTTGAGACTCAGTCCCAAACGAGCGCACGTTTTCTCCAGTGCTTCGGCTTTGATGTCGGCAGTTAAGCCATCATCACCACCATAAAGCCCGAGTTTCTTCCATGCAGTCTCATAATCGTAACCGTCTTCGATCAGAGCGAGGAAGTTCACAAAGGCATTCATGATGGTGTTGAACAATGAAGTGTGAGGCGAGCCCGATGGCATGTCCCACTCGTGGAGGTATCCGACACCGTTACTGGTCGTAGAACGGGTCTTGTATTGCGCAAGGAACAGATGTTCTAGCTCCTTGTGGTAACCTTCGGCGAAGATGGTCTTCATAATGGACATGAAGCACATCGTTAGCCATTCGGAAACGCGACCGTCCCACCGACTGAAATCAGTGGGCACTACTGTCTGGGCGGTCTGTAGAAGCTTATTCACCGCAAGGGAGATGCCCCTCGGA